TTTCATTACGAGCTACTTCTTCTTCAATAGTCAATCCTTCTTGGCCTCTACGAGTCATGGCAGCTAGTGCGTCCATTTGAGCTTGTTTGAAGGTAGGATCTAACGTGATGTTAGCTAACTCAGTGTCCCCCATTTGCTCAGCGACTTCCATCTGAGGATCATAGAACTCTAGGTCCGCTGCATTTAATTGCTCATAATCAGCTACATAATCTTCAGGAGATAATGCATTATTCTGCATATCTTGTACATATTTAGCTAAGGCGGCTCGTTGAGCTTCTTCGGCTTTCTTCTTAGCGTTGCTACCAATAAGGCCGCTGGCTAAGCTGCCTAAGCCTTTTAGCCCTGCTGTTGCTAGTAATGGTAATGCCATGCGATCTTCTCCTTAGTATATGCCTGTAGTTACAGGCTTCAAGTCTGTTCTAATGTCCTCATAGGAAATACCTTTTCCATATGAATTTTGTAGTGCTGAGATAGCTGCGTTCTTAGTTTGAGCATTGGTTAATCCTTGGTCAACTACGGATCGCGTCGCGTTTCCAAGAGCATTAGACGCTGCATTGAAGGATCTACTCAGCTCTTTTGGAAGAGTGGGCTGTCTGCGACCTGCAAATGAATTTCTATATGCGTCCACTGCTGCAGCTTGTTTTTGGTACTCGGCTGCAGCATTTCGAAACCCTTCCTGTTGTTGTGGGTCTAATCTTGACAGCATTGATTCAATAGTACGCCCGCCTCCAGCCTTAGCTTCATTAAACACGTCATTACGAGCAGACTGGAAATTAGATGCATAGTGCTGAGCGCCTTCAACGTCTCCCGAAACTCCCTTGAGTCTTTCGAAGTTCTGACCAATAGCCGGATTAGTAAACACGTCTCCGAGATTAGCCACGCTGCTGTTGTACTGCATAGCGTCTGTGGGATCGAACTCTTGTATACCTTCTATATTCTCAATAGAAGCGTTGCCAGCCATCATATCTTGAATTTGTTGAGAGTCTACACCCTCTAGAGCTTCTACTGGTAGATTAAGCATATTAGCTAGAGCATTAACCTTAGCAGCTCGTTCCCTATCTACAGTCTCAAGTCCTATATCTTGTGCAGCTGTTAGTCTGTTAGTAATGTCGAATCCTAGCTTAGACTCCGGGTCGGCATTGGCTTGCATAAACTTATCTACTGGTATGAGATTACCGCCGCCTAAGTCTACCATCTGACCTTGTAGAGTATCTACTACGTTAACTCCAGAGCGTCTAAGCGCTTCTACTTGACCAACTCCAGTAACGCTGTCAGCAGCTGCCATTGATTCAGCATTTGCAAATAACTGCGCTTGGCTAGCGAGTAGCTCTTGCTTCATCTCGTTAGCATTACGCTCAATCTGTCCGATTAAGCCTTCAGCTTCTTCAGTACCAATAAGTCCTGCATTAACAGCCTCCATAACCTTAGCTTTTTCAGTCTGTAAGTTAGTCTCTAGATCAGTAGCTTGTTGTTGTAGGTTCATAGCCTGTACGCGCTGAGACTCTTGTTGTAATCTCTGCATGTTGGTATCAGTTCCAGTTAAGGCAGTATCTAGGGCCGATTCGCCTCTGCTGTATGTATTAGGTCTATTAGCTACTCTCTTAAGAGCTTCTTGTCTACCCGCTTCTGAGGTCAAGCTACGTGCAAACTCATTGGCTTCTTGTACTTGGCCAAGTCTGTCAACCTGGCCTTCTACGTTTACATTCTCTAGGCCGCGCTTAGCTTCATCTCCAGCCATTACACCTGATTGGATAGTACCTTGCAGGTTAGTAGCTTGTTGTTGCCAAGCGGTAGGCTGGCCAGCTTCTGGAGCTGCTTGTTGAGGTTGAGCTTCTTGTTGAGCTGGTGCTTGCTCTGGCTGATTAGGCTGCGTGCCATCGTCCTGTAAAGCTCTGAAATCAGTAACAGCTCCGCTAGCTGCTCCGATCTTGCCCATAGCTGTATCCTGAATGCCTGTGGTCGCTCCTGTTAAACGATCTTGCTCTCCCGTGATATTTTGTTGGGCGGTATCTGAACGCTGCTGTGAGGCTCCCTGGAGCTTCTGAGTGGTTTGTGCTGAGCCTCTCTTGTTACCTTCCATGTAGTTACGAAGGTTAGTAAAGGAGCCTGATCTGGAGCCTTCGCGTCCTGCAAAGGAGCCTCCGCCAGATTGAGTCTGACCGCTGCTTACTCCGCCAGTAGTTCCGCCAGCCGTAGCTGAGTCGCCACTAGTGGTCTGTAGAGAGTTTCCGCCAGCCTGCTGACCCTGCTCTTCTTCTAGTAAGTTCTTGTCTTTTATAGTAGGCACTAGTTTAACTCCTAACTCTTAGTTTGTTTACTCGTTTAGTAATATCAGCTTGATACGATACTGACTGGTTCCGGTTAATCCGGTTATATTGTTGATTCTTATACTCTTAAGTCCGTTGGATTCTACGTTAGAGAACTCTACGAACGGGGCTCCTGTTAGAGTAGCTGTGGAGTTGGTTAAGTTAGTCACTCTAGATACTAGGACGCTATCACAGAAGTTTAGGTTAGTTCTTAGAGTTAGCGGTAAATCATTATCGGGAGTTACTGTAATTACTTTAACTTCGCCATCTAGGTTATCTGTGATATTTAGTCGCTTATCTAAAGATACTAGGAGGTTATCTAGGAACGGATTGAGCGTGAATGCCAACTTGTTCACTAAGTTACTATATTCCTGCGGAAAGTCCTCGGCTAGAATCTTACTGATCTTTCTAATCTTAGCCATTAGGGATCTCCTGTCCTATCTGATACCATTCTGTAATACAAAGCTATCCCCTCTAGTTCCCACTTTTCCCTGGCAACTGAGGTTTTATATGTTACGTTTAGCAGCCTGCATCTCTGCTTATTTCTAGGTATGATCGTTCGCATAGCCTCTTCGTAGGGATCGCCTCCCCAAGCTAGCTCGCCCCATGAGAACATACCCCAGTTACCGAATAGGTTAATTTCAATGCTAGTAGTGTCTTCAGTTCGACTAGTCTCTGAATTAAATATTAAGCTAATCTCAGAGCCTCTATAGTCATCGAACATCACATGCGCTTGCCTAAAGTGTTTAGTAGCTGCTGGATTGCCCGCGTGTACTGGGGCATAAGTAACTTTCTTTTCGTAGCCATCATACACTATAGCCGAGTCTACTTGGAATCTAAGATTCCTGTTCATAGTAACTAATAGATTATCTGTATCTACAGCTACAACTTCAGACTCTAGCTCGTAGCTATATGTCGTAGACCCTGAAGGGGTTACTACGGTTCTAGATAAGGACTGTTCGATAATATCGCCTACCTGAATGTTTGTAATTATATCTACTTCTAGGGATACGGGAACTTCTCTATTAAGAGCACTCCAAGTTCCAGTAGTTCCAGCTCCAGTGACCGCTGCTGGAATAGTGAAGGTATTGGAGTCAATTATGGTAATTTCGTACTCTACGTCGTCGATGCTAGGGATAGCGTCGCAGTCTCTGATGGTAATGATATCGCCGTTCTCAAGTCCATGGTTAGTTGCGGTTATAATTGCAGGACTAGTTGCCTGTACTTGAGTTATCTGATTACTTACAGCCGTTACATTTATATTATGCTGCCTATCGGCATGGTCTTTATAATTAAATTCTTTACGCTCTTGTTCCATGTAGTTTGTGTCAGACGCGCCTAGATAGAGCTTATCGTCAAAAGAATTAACAATACCGCAAGTCTTACTCAAGTCCCAAGTAGTCCAAGCCTCTGTTATGGTGTTATATACAAACGCTATAGTGGCGGTAGTATCAGCCTCATCTTTGACTGTAAATAATATATACTTCCTATCTGATTGATAAGCCACTCCAAAAGTAGCTGTAGAGAAGGAAGTAAAATCCGGGTCTAGTAGATTTAATAACTGGTCCTCGATCTGCCTACTTACAATGCTAACTCCAGTATCTGATACCGAAGTGATGCCTTGATCTGTAAATACATAAATAGTATTGTTTAAGGTAGCTACTGACTCTCTAGCTTCAATTTTAGCGGTCTGGTCGAATCCACTTAAGTTCAGCTGTTGTGGAGTACTTCCAGTAACACGGAATATGCCTTCAGTAGTAAATACAAAGAGGCTATCCCTAAGAGCTTTAATTCTAACGATTTCAGTATCGCCTCCTCCTACCCTAAAGAAGTTTAAGGCTGGTACGGCTTCAGGCTCATTCAATTTAGAATAATATAGCCTGTTAGTTTTCTCATTGTTTTCGGAGTTAGTTGCATTGGTCAAGGCTGGGTTAAAAGCTGAGAAGCCGCCGCTAAAAGCGTTAAAAGCCTGTAGGGTAAATCCGCCGTCGTTCAATTCACGACTCTCTATAACTATTTTACCTGGGGGATCATTAGGCATAGATACATAAGAAGATGTAACAATAGAGTTAGCAGTAGCTCCATTGATAGCTCGTATGATACTCCTAGCAGTATCTTCGATGTTCTCGGCTACTGTACCTGATGTGAATTTCTTAGCTACTCCACTAGCTAGGTTTTCACTGCTAGCAAAGGTTATATCAAATGTAGTAGAGCTTCCAGTAAAGGTGACTGTAGTGTTAGTGTCTGTAACGGTTCCAGCGCTGCCTGCTCCAGACGTAGTGACTGGTACTGAAAATGTAGTCGCTGATAATACAGTGACTACTCTAGTGCCATCAATTACTGGAGTGGAATTAGTGCCAGTGATATCTACTGACTGTCCTGAAGTGAGTCCGTGAGCTTCTGAAGTAGTGACTACGGCTGCTGTGTCCACTGAGATAGTGCTAATGGTATACTCAGGTAAGATGAAGTCTAATCCGGTTAAGTCTAGGCTGAATTGATGCCTAGTCTTGGTATTAGCATAGAATGTAATGTTATTATAAAGCGCTATATCCTTAGCAAAAGGAGGTTGCGTATTAGCTTGCCCGTCGCCCTCTTGAGTGTCGTTTTGATAAAAAGCTGCGCCTCTATACAAGTCTAGTTGTATATCAAGTACACTAAGCTCCCCAGCTGCTAAGTCTGCGTAGCTAGGATTGTCTTCATAAACAAGTTGATAATCTTCTGAAGGAGGAGTAGCCTCATCTGGAGAACCACTAGTTCTGTATATCTGATAGAAGTGTGCTGTAGTTATGTTCTCAGGGATGCTGATAGTAAGCTTAGTAGCTTGTGCAATTCCAGCATTAGGGTTAGTAATAAACGACCTACTAGAGCCAGCCCCTAGAATTAGGTTGTTGTTAGCATCCTTGATGCCCCATACTACTCTATAGCCTCGTTGCTGATCGTCTGCGAACCAGTTAGCTGAGGTAGTATTATCTAACTCTACGGTAAAGTCTAGTGCTTTAGGAACACCTGCTGGTACTATAGTTGAGTTGAAGGCATCTAATTTCTTAACACCTTCTTTAGTAGTAAAGTATAAGTTACCATTAACCTCAGCGCTTTGTATTTTAACGCCACTGTCGGGCTCTAGGATGTCGTTAGCTGTGGCCTCTAATAAGAAGCTGTCCCCTGTGTCTGGACTAACAGCCGGGGCGCTAGCTGCTGTATAAGTAAACTCGGTAGTGCTAGTCACTGTAGCGGTAAAGCTGCCGTTGTACTCTGCGTCAGCAGCTCCCGCAATAACCACTGAATCTCCAGTAGCAAGTCCGTGAGCTGATATGGTAGCAGCCGTAACCGCAGTCCCTGTAGAAGTGAGGCTAGACAGCTCTAAAAGCCGTAGTTCTGAAGCTTTGGTAAAACTCTCGCCTCCAGGCGTGTTCTGACGCTCTAGGAAGCCCGTGGTTGCATTTGTTTCATACTGTCTTAGGATTCTATCATCGTAGGATAAAAGTTGATTCAGGGTCGTTGTAGAGCTTCCTACGGCATCTCCGAAAAGCTTGAAGCCTCTGCGAGGTTCGATGAGGTCATCCTTGTCAATGACTACGTTCTTAGCCTCTAGAAGGGCTCCATCAGGTACAGCAGACTTATTGTTTGCCTGTGTGTATATACCTTTAGCTTTTAATACCAGCCTGTCTGCCACGGTATACTCCTTATGAGCCGAATCTGCTTCGTCGTCTGTTTACTAGGAGGCTGTTTTGTTGTACTGCTTTGCGGCCAGGAGCCTCTATCCTAGCATCTAGTATGTTTAATAGTCTCTGCTCTAGCTTCTGTAATCTAGCGGCTGCATTCTTAAGCCCTTCAGTGTCGCCTATAGACTCTAGCACCTTGCAAGTGACTGCTTGTTCTAGGATAGGGATTACGTCTGTAGGAATCTGAGGTGTAGGGGCTTCTCCAGCTGAGCATACATAGTCTCCTACTTGTAATTCAGAGGGCAGTGCTGTAGAGGTAGTAATAGTCTTGTTTCCTGTACTAACAGACGCAACGCTAATATCGAAATCATAAATCTCTTGGTTAGCTACTGCTTTAACAAAGTCAACGGATGAGGAGCTAGTTATGTTAGTTGGGAATCTGCTTACAGTAACGGTGTTGGTGTCGGTATCTATAGCCGTAATAGTACCTACTCTAGAAGTTAGTACCAAATCATTAGGTCTAAGGTAGTAATACACTCTGAGAGTACCTACAGACGCTTCGCGCTTAGCTAGTACGATCTTATTGGACTTTAGGTAGTAACCTCTGCTATATGAAGACTCATAATACCCGTCCCCTGAACCGTCAATGTAATCTAGCGGTACGTTTGGTAGAGCCGCACGCTCACCGCCTTGGTTATCTAACGGCTTGATGATACGAACTCGCATACCAATGGCACGATATGGTAAGTCATATTCAAGGGTGTTTTGGTTAACCGCGACATCTGTGTAAGTAAGGAAGAACTCCTCACGAGTGCTGAGGATTAGCGGAACCATGTTCTCGTCTATTTCCTCGTTAGCAAAACGTAGAATATCCTCATCCGTGATGTTACCGCTAGAGTCAGGTATAGAGGCCCGGTTTCGGACACTCGTTACTAGATCGTCAACTGTGTATTTCTTGCCAGCCATTTAGACCTCCTGTTAGGTCTTAAAGGCCCAGCATTTTTTTAATACGAGCTTTCTCGTCGTCTTCTTCATCGTCTTCGCTGAGTTCTTCAACACTAGATAGAGCTTGGAGGTCGTCTTCTTCTTCCATATCATCCATGTCTTCAGCCATCATTTCCATAGCTTCTTCTTTAGGCATACGTTGCATGTCGAGTTCAGCTACTAGAGCCTCGTCTTCATCCATGTTCTTCATCATTGCTTCGCTAGCAAGCTTCTTGATGGCCTTAAGGACATCCTTCTGTGCTTGCATACTTACGTCTAATCCTTTTTTCATGGTCTATCCTTCCTTATACCGCAGCTTCGCCGAATACAGAGGAGCGTACAGTTCCAAGAGTTCCGCCAGCTAGAGTTCCAGCACTTGCAGTGATAGTAGTGTCGCCTACTAGAGTGATAAGGTTACTAGCTACGCCAAGCTCAACAGCAGTTACAGTAACTACAGCTCCCACCGCAGCAGCGGTTACGTACAAGGATAGTGTGGGGTGTGCACTGATAATAGCTGCAAGACTAGTAGCTGTATCTGCATCAGTAGCTCCTACTTCAAACTGTACGTTAGTAGCTGGGGCGTCCTAGCGGTAAGCGTAACCCCTGCAATAACGCAAGTATCGTTCTCAACTACAGTATCAAGAGTAAGGGTGCCGGAAGCTTTTACAGGAGATACATTTACGTCAATCTGACCATGTGTAGAGCCAGCTTGGAGCTTCTTAATATAGTTCTTGATCTTTTGAGCTTGTCTTTGAGGATTACCTGCTCCTGATAATGCGTCGTCCTCTAGCTGAGCTTGAGACTCGTTAGTTCTTAGGGTTATTTGTAATAGTGCCATTTGCTATCTCCTTGTAGTTGGCTTATTAGCCTTAGTTAATGGTTTGTTTATGAGCCTATTATTAATCCTAGGATGAGTAAGCTCTGTAATACGAGTAACACTTTGTATTTAATAGGTAATCTGCGCTCTATCTTGATTCTAGTGACTTCAACGGTAACGGGGATCTGCTTCTCAATAGCTCCAGTGTCTTTATTCTTCTTAACTGGTAAGACAGTTACGCCTTTACTTTCCTTGCTCATCACTACTATCCTTAGTATTTCCTAGGTTACGCCTTAGTACATAAATAGCACCGAGCGCTGAAATTGCGGCTCCATACTCTACCCCGTTAAATTGTTCTACGGTTAAATCGCCTATAGTAATACCAGATAGTAGGAGCTTAGCAGTAGCTGCTAGAAAGCCTATAATAAACGCAGTATGTGTTACTGAGGGCTTACCAGTGGAATCTTTTATTAGGTACTTCATGGAATTACGATTCCCAAGTAGCCGATACAGTAACTTGACTGTTGTTTTGATCGACTCGTCTAATCTCTAGCTCATTAGCATTAGTGATGCCGCGAAAGGTAAACAAGGTAGCTGTTGGTATTTGGAACCCCGCTCCTGCGCCGCCTTTTCGTACTTCAATTGTCTGCCCTGTTTGATTAGAGATTGTTAGCTGATTGCAGGCTTGGTCTGCGAAGGCTGCCCAATCAGACCCTACTGCTGCGGTCTGGGCAGTTAAAACTCCAGAAGCGTCTACGGCAGTAGTTACGCGTAATCGCCGGGCGGTGTTATCATATGATAGTTTGATTGCTTGGTTTGCGTCTAATCTTCCGGCCATGTTAAATAGATTCCTTCTATTCTGTACGCATAAGCGTAGGTTGGTACTAAATTGTACGGGCTATTTGTTGGTATCCGCTTTATAGTCCTCGGCTAGCCACTTACCCTCTGGGCAGGACTCTTGCTTTAGCTTAGTCTTAGCTGAGAGAAAACATTTACAGACCCCACACTGGTTGGTGAGGGCTATGCGCTTAGGGCATCCATTGCAGATATCCTGACGAGCTTTAGCTGTTTCTTCGCTGACGTATTGATCTACCCCGGTAGCTGCGTTTTTAGCGGCTTTAAACAGGCTTTTAAGGCCACTCTTTAGTACGGAGTACTTCTTGTCATCCGGCACGATTTAACGCCTCTAAGACCCCTTGTAGGCCCTGTAAATCAGCGCCATCGATACCCCCGCAATGTCCATACTCGTTTTCAGGGGATTGCTCTTCTTTAACGAATACGTAGAACATAGGGGCTACGATTTTAGGGGACTTGACTGGTACTCCTAGGTCATCTAGCAAGACCTTGGTTAGGATGTTCCCCGCTGCGTCTTGAACTGGAGTACCTTTATCGTCAGTTTCTGGTACTACAGTGTCTTGAGTGTCTGCATATTGAGTGTAGAACTCCATGATCTTGTTTAGATCTGCTTGGAAGAAGTTAATGTTGCCATACGTCTCAGAGAACTGCTGATAAGGCTTCTTAGCCATCTCACAAGCCTGACAGCCTGGCATATATACTAGGAGTACCGATACGGTAGCTTCTTTTAGAGCCGATAAGTTAGCTTGGTCTACTTCTTTTATCATACCGATCTAGTATAGCATACCAGAGAGGCTCTGTCAAGCACTAGCACACGAGGCTAGCGTGATGATTAGGATTGCGTATAGGGTTTTCATTAGTTTGGCCCCTGACATAAAATGTAAAATTCGTTATCGGTACATGCGTTTGTTGAGGACCCTGTTTGAGACACGCATCCGATAGAAGCAGCAGTGGGGCTTGTAATATTTATATGCGCACTTCTAATAGTTGTTGTTTCCGTCGTGTTGACACTGGGAACACAGGTAGGGTTTCCAGAATATGTTCCAACGGGGAAAGTAATGGCACACCTGTTGCCCGATATATTCCCTACAGTCACCCCATCGATAGAAGTTTCTTGAATTGCGGAGCTTGAAGAGCAGTTCAGTTTAATCCTATCTGTTTTCTCCACCCCCTCACTGCTAGTAGTCACCGCCTGCTTAAGCAAAGGAGCGGGAGTGTGCGCGTTCCAAATACAGCCAGTCATTGCTATGTTTGAAGGGTATGTTTCGGCTGCTGTTCTTGGCGTTCCGTTTGAACCATCTGATGATGGTGATGTAATAGCTACGTTTGAGGTAGCTCCACCAGTTGTGGCGTTGGCGACATATGCGTCTGTTCTAATGCCAAGATTTGATGCTCCAGCAAAATAAGAAGCCCCACCTTGCTGCCATGTATGACTGTGAGGTGTTTCTGATTTGTTGTGATAGTGACCTTGAAGACGATCCTCAGTCACATCACCAAGTGCAGAACCTCCCTTCGATCTACCGTTAATGGTCTGACTACCAGTACCTCGAACAAACACACCTTCAAGATTCGGCAAGTTAAAAGTAGTCGATCCATCGCCAACACCAAAAGTTGTACCGATCACATTAAATAAAGTCGCGTATGTTGAGCGAGATACCGCGCTTCCGTCTGCCTTTAAAGAGTTTGCGGGGCACGTTGACTTTGCAGAGTAGAACACCGTTCCCATTACGTCTGCGGTTTGCCCAATCTTCTGCACCTGCGAGGATGCGGAGGGGAAGCGTTTGATTTGTAGGTATGAAGTGTTCCCGGACGCCTGCCCTTCCATAGTCAGAGTAGAGGACGAGTTATTACCTGAACCAAAAAACCTAAAGCCAGCACTGAACCCGGCATCAATATCCGATTGTTTTACCTCAAACTCACATTCAACAGATCGCGTTAAATTTTCCCCGGCTTGAGGCGTATCGCGCTGCCCTCTACAAAGATCAGTACTGCTATTGTAATCAAAGAAAGAAACGTAGTAGGTCGAATTTAATACGTTACTTGGAGAAATAGACGCTATGGCATATACGTTATATTTACCTGGTCTTTTCGGTTCAAATCTATATGTAGAAGTATTCCACTCCCCATAGTTGTCCCAATTTTCGGCATTTAACTCCAAAGCAACATATGATGCATTTGTGTTGATTCCAGTCTGGGGCGTGGATGCATAGGCTCTTATTATACTCTCAGCCTGAGCCACAGTCCCCAAGTTAGTAGCCTCGCCTATGTAGAAATTACCAGCGTTAAAAGCAGCCGCAGCGTTATCAGTAGCTTCGATTACAACAGCAGGTACAGCAGTGCCGCTAGAATAACATGGGAAGTTAAATGATATAGCTTGAGTACCAGAGGATACATTAGTAAGCTGCTGCTCTTGAGATACAACAGTAGAGTCTGTCTGGACATAAGCCTTGTATAACGACGCGTCTCCGAAATAGTCGAACTTAGCTTCACAATTCTTGCCTTGTACTTCTTTAGTAAAAGCACTAGCTAAGAACAGAGCCTTTTCACCGCTAGCATCAGCATTAATAGCAAAAGAGCTTACGCCATCTAGTGTGTTCGTAGTATCCCTAGTTACAATGCTATCAGAGTCAGTAACATTGGCTATATTCTTAGATGCCTTAGGGTTTAGTATAAAATTCCTAGGTGAATTAATACCTTGGATATATGATGCTAATAATTGCCTGTTGGAACTCATTAAATGTTATCCTCTCTCGCAGAAAGTCTCCAAAGAGACGCGCTGTCATCCCAGCGTAATGTTAGAATAGCGCCAGCATATGAAACCCATGAACCGCTCATAGCGATACCATTACCATCTTCAAGTAAAATAGCGTTATCATCAGAAGTGCCTATGACGCGTAGAGTCTGTCCATCAACAGTACCAGCACTTATCTGCGGGTTAGTCGTAACATCTACAATACCGCTAGCTGTGTCAACGTAGATATCCTCGTCAGTCCCCGCTGTGGCTGTAATGCCCGTAGCGTCTATCTCGATAGGAGCTGCTGAAGTACCTGTTACAGTTCTACCGCCGCCGCCGCCGCCTGAGCCTCCAATAACACGCCATCTAGAATCCGTAGTATCATAGAACATATAAAGACTAGCGCCGTCATCTAATCTGATATCCTGCCCGGTGCCTGTAAGAATCCTGTTAGCTGCTGTAACTATGGAACTAGACTCATTTTTAACAGTAAACGTATCACCGCCGTCATTAGTCAACACAAAGAATAAAGAATCACTAGCTGGGGCTGTAATGCCCCCTACCTCATTAGTAAAGGAGCTTACATTGGTGAGTTTCTTAATATAAGTAGTTGGTAGAGATACCGGGTCAGAAGATCCGTAAAGAGTATTATCCTCTTGTTGAGTGCCTTTTAGAGCTGCTTCGAAGGTGTGGGTAGCTTCTGATTTAACTTCGCCAGTGCCTGACGGCACTAATCGTACATCAGTATTAGCGCCAGCCCCTGCTACTGCTCCATTAGTTCCAATGAAAAGATCATTAACTCTAACGAAGAGCCCATCAATATACACAGCGCCACTTAGAGCATCAAGGGTTAAGTCTGCTCCATTTGAGTTAATAGTATCAATGTTTAACACTGCGTTCATTATAACTTTACCTGTAGCAGCAGGGTCTATCGTCAAATCTCCAGTAGAGGTAGAGATAGTATTAGCATTTAATACAATATTATCTATAACAACCTCAGTGGCTGTTAAGTTTAAATCACCTGAACTTACATCTATCGTATAGTCTCCGCTAGAGTGTGTGTGTGTTGTAGTACCGCCATTAGTTAGTATGCTAGTTCCTGATGCAACTAGATCATTACTTAAATTAATAACTCCAGTACCGTCAGCAGTTAGGGTTAAACTGCCATTAGTATTAGTTGCTGTAATGTTATTAGAAGTGTCTATTGTAACATTAGGTAGGACTAAGTCCCCAGCCGTAACTTCTAAATCCCCAGCCGTAACTTCTACTTTAGTTGTAGGCGCTAGGTTGATTGCGGCAGAGCTTTCTACTGAAAGCGTTCCTGCTGTAGACTCTAAGGTACTAGCTCCACCGTCTAGTGTGATAGTATCACCTGATACTACTAAATCGCTATCAATGTCTACATTACCGCCAGCTTCTGTAGTTAATACAATGCTATCAGTGCCTGTAGTAGTAAGCTCAATAACTCCTGTAGAAGTCACTTCAGTACCAGTTACAGATAAATCTCCTAGTACTACGGAACCTGTACCATCTGGTACTAAGTTAATGTCTCCGTTAGTATCTGTAGCTGTGATGCTGTTGCCAGATACTTCTAAGTTATCTACGTTCAATACTCCATTGACTGTTAGATCTTCAACATCTAGCTCAACGTCACCGTTCATTACAATCTTACCAGTACCATTGGGGTCTAATATAAGATCGCCGTTAGTGTTGGTAGTGCTGATAGTATTACCGTCTAGTTTAATATTATCAACTTCTACTGACTCTTCGATAATTACCTTTTGCCCAGAACCTGGGTCAATAGTTAAATCACCACTAGTGTTCTCAATAGTAGAATTTTCACCGTCTATGACGATGTTATCAGTAGTGATCTTTTTATCAATTATTCTTCCGACTTTACTCATCGCTTAACTTTCTTTAGGTAGGGCGAGTGCTCGGTACTTCATTACGCCCGTGTAAGGAGTGCCGCCCATGTTATCGCTAGTGTATTGAATCTGGCCATCATTAGCGCCGCCTGAGATGATTGATAGAGTAACTCCAGTATCATCTCCTTGGTATTCTTGTGAGAAGGTCCAGGCTGAGTTCTTATAGCGCAGGGTTAGCGTACCAGCTTCCATTAGCTCAGAGGAGCTATCATTGCGGTATATGTAGTAGTGTACGATTGCGGCTCTAGTAACGGCTGAATCAAATAACAGTCCTGTCACGTTAGCGGCTACTGCTTGGTTATCTGAGATTACGGCTTGAGAAGCTGTAGGAGGAGCTAAGTCGCCCGTTACTGCCACTGAAGCTAGAGCGTCTGATACCGCAATAGCCCAATCAGTGGCGTCCGTTCCCCACTGTTCATTGTTAGAGGTGGGGTATCTATATGTTACGCCCTGTACTGTTAAATTTACGGCCACTTAAGTTTCTCCCTTTGGCTAAAGGTTGGTAATCTAGTTCTAGTGGGCTATTTGTTGTCTGGGATAGTAATAACTGGGCTTAGTAAGTCCAGCGCCTACGGTCCGTTCGTAGGTCTACGTGTATAAAACCTTTAGGTCTGCCGTCCCCTACGGAGTTAAAATGCTTCTCGCATAGATCGTATAGCTTATCTAGGTCGTGGCCTGTGATATCCACTGCCGTGCCTAGCATATGCTGGCTAGCCTTAGCTCCGCCTATTTTAGCATTGTGGGCTGGGCATCTATAGCCGCTAGTTACGGTGATTGGGGCTCCATACTCTTCTCTTAGCTTTTGAAGCTTCAGGATTAATTCTAAGGCGATGAAACTTACGGGGCAGCTACCACACTTACAAGTCAATTCGTGCGCACTGAAGGCAGCTGAGAGCTTCTCACGGCTATTGGGGTCTAGGGTTATATGAGTAGGCTTCTTAGACATGCTCCCTATTTGTTGGGGAAGCTATTTATCCAAGATTCTATGGTAGAAAGGCTTACCGGAGCGTAGTTGTTAGCGCACACGCCTACGTCGAATTGGCGGCCTAGAATCTTAGTCGCCTCTTTCTTATTAGGACCTGAGTGTATATGACCTGAGATATGAAATTGCCCATTGTCAGGAGTAGAGCAGGCTCTGTGCTTAGGTCTATTTTCCCCGTGCCAATTATCTGTAACAAGGTCGGCTCCTGTTTTAGTATAATTAGAAGTGTCTTCTCTATACACCCCTAGTAGTGGGCAGTGGCTTAGGGTAACTCTTTGCTTTCCGACATAAATAACAGCCCCGTGCATAACGGCGTCGAATCCGGCTTCATACATGGCATTGTAGCCTTTATCGTGGTTGCCTACGATTAGTAATTTAGTACCGTGGGTTTGACGTAAGAAGTTCTGTACTGAATGTGTATCAATGCCTACGTCGCCTAGAAAGTAAGTAATGCCGTTGGTAGGTACAGTATTGTTGAATCTAACTACCAAGGCTTCAAACATATGCTCTACGTCTTTAAACGGTCGTTTATCATATTCAATTGATCTAGCGTGGCCTAGGTGTAGATCTGCTGTGAAGAATACGGGCTTGCGTTTGTTACTCATGTAGAGAATCTCCTAATGTTAATGTATATTTAGCTTGTCCGGCGTCATAAATGCGATACCAGCCTTTAGTTTCAGCTTCAGCTCTAGTCTTAGCCTTGCGCCTGTTATATGTATTGTTACCGTCTGTCCACTTCCACCCTAGAGACTCAGACACCTTAGTAAAGCCCAGTTTCGTAAGGGAGTGGCCGTCCGCATATCTACAATCTACAAAACTTACAACTTGTCTTGTACTGGTTAACCCTATTATATACTTAAGGAGCTTGCTAAGTCCTCCTACTACTACAGTGTGGAGCTTAGTACAAACTCTATCTAGCTCTACCTTATCTTCCTTCTTGTAGTGCTTATAGCTTATAATCATTAGCAGCTCATCCCCATTCCATAAGCCTATATGCTGGGTATTGTGTATACCGCCCATTAAGTGGTTTAGTTCTAGAAAGTCGAATCCTTGGTACGTATCTACGGGTTTAATATCTAATTTCCTAGCATAGTGTCTAGTGATGTTCTTGCCATGCCTAGCGTCTAACATAGACTTAATGATATGTGGCCTTTTGATAAGCTCGTCAGCTCGGTATTGTAGTAATACTAAGCCTGCCTTTTCATAAGCTAGCCTCTTAGTTTTGTGGTATTGGTTATCTTTTCGATACTTCTCAGAGTGATAAAGTAGTCCATCTAGATCTACGTACAAAGTGTCTGAGATTTTAACATCCGGCCTATAGTCGAAATCTTGGTGTATCTTTTTATTAACTCGGGCAGACTGGTAGTCCTTAGTAAGGGCTAAGAACACAAGCTCTAGATTACTAATATTAGACTTATGATTATCTATCCAATCCTGAGCTGCTTGTGGGCTTATAGTCCTAAAGATAAGGTTAGCATACTGCGGGCAGGGATTGGTGTCAAACTCTGCACAATACTGGCTGACATACTTGCCGTTAGGTAGTACATTTAGTTTGTCGTTAGCTTCGTACTTAGATAGCACCTTGTCTAATTGCTTTTGTCTAATGTCTGGGTCATGCATAGGATTCTCATGTCCATATCTGGCTAGGCTAGTTGCTCTCATTCTAGCTTGTACTTTTTTGGACTTAGCTGGATTATCTACGCCGTAATTAGCTAATGTAGTAGCTCGCTGTTTATCTCGAATCTCTTGGGAGCGCATAGGATTCGTAACCCCGTGGTTTTTTAGTAGGGTCCTCTTTGCCTTTTCTTGGAACTTTGTTAGCTGAGCGGCGTGTTCTACGCCATACCTAAGCTTTGTAGTAGCTTTACGCTTTGCTTGCACTTCTGGGTTACTACTTGTGTGCGTAGTTCCGTATCGTTGTATATTGGTTTGCTCTCTGCGGGCTTGTATTGCCTCAGGATGCGTTGAAATAGGTCCAGTAGATACTCGCTTACCCGCGTCTTCCATGGCCTTTATAGAGCTTTTAAATGCGCCGTACGTGGAATCTAGGAAGTCTAGCTTGGTTTCCTTGGTGTAGCGCTCTGGTAGCGCTTGAGCTAGGCTAACTCCTTCGGGTAGTTCGTACTTCATAGTCGTATTTTATCGTACTTGGTGTGTTTAGTCAAGGCAAATGAAAAGCCCCCAGCAGGTTAGTGCTGAGGGCCTTCTTAGTTAGTTGCTAGTAGGGTTAGCTATTAGTAATGCCAGTAACCAAGATAAGTTGGTTAGGGGCGTGGCAGAATAGAGCTAGGTCGCAGTATGCGCGGAGCTCAAACCCAGCACTAGCTTGCAATTCTCGGAAGAACCTATCATTATCGTGTCCTGGCAATTGGAACGTGATGTCGGTAGAACCAATCAACTGAACCGCTTTATCAGGCATGATGAACGCTAGGGACTCTTTAACGTAGCTGCAAGGTACGATTTCAATAGGACCAGTCTGACCGTAGAACTTAATAGACTCAGAACCATTCTCAGAAACTGAGCGGCTGTAAGAGCTGTCAAGCATACGAAGAGCAGCTTGGTCGCTAAGAAGCTCAGCCCAAGTGCGGTTAGAAACTAGAACTTTAACTCCAGAATCAAGACCACGAGCAGCGCCCTTAGAGATAGCTTCTTGAATCTTCTCGAAAGAAAGATCAGCGCCACCAGCAGCATACTCAGTTGCACGCCATACGTTGAAAGACTGAGGGTTGATACCGAACAAGTCAGTAGAACCATCAGAGTAGGCAGTCATGATACCATGAAGACCCAGCATTTCTTTCCACTCAGTAGCAGCGTCGTCGTAAGCGCCTTCGAACATAACTCTGTCACCAGCAGTCAAAGTAAGAGCTGCGCCGTCAACAGTGATAGTTTTAGTATCAAGGTTGATTCCTGTGATAGTACGTGCTGTAGAAGTACGGTCAGTAGCTAGGTCAGAAGAGAAGATCTCGACTTTAGCACCTTCCAAACCGTTCCAGATACCAGGAGCCCAAGAAGCGTCACTGATTACTAGAGTGTTTACAGCTGAAGTGTTAGCGTTAACTAGGCCGATTTCTTTTTGTCCGTAGAACATAGAGATCTCTAGACGCTTAGCGAAAGAGCGAAGCATGTCAGCTACGATGAGCTTAG